GTACTTCAGCACTAAAATTCTGATTGGCAATGTCAGCTATACGTGCAGCATTCTGTACCTTAGCTTGGAATGCCTGATCAAACTCTTGCCCCATAAACTTAGCACGTTGTTCAGCAGCCAGCATAGCAGCTTGCTGTCTATTAGATAAGTTTTGAGCTTCAAAGCTAGCAATCGTCTGAGCATCAGCCTGTGCAATTGGCGTAGCTGCTTCCATTGCAGCTTGTACAATAGCTTGACCAGCAATAGATGAAGCAGACAAGCCACGAGCCGCAAGCATAGCAGATGCTGAACGCATAGCACCAGCAGCCCATGCAGGAGGGTTAGTAGCGTCAAAGTCAGCCATTAAGTTAGCCATCTGACCTTGTACAGTGCCTGCTTCACTAACCATACCCTGAGCTGCAGACGCCTCAGTAGTAGCAGCAATATCTTCTACTTTAGTTTGATCTACACCAGTAGCAGTAATCAACTCACCTTCGCCTACTTGCATAGGAGCAGGTGCTTGTACTTGCTGTGCTTGATCTAGAGTAGCAGCATCCATAGTAGATACAGCAGTATCTCTAGGGTCCATTGTAGCAGCTTCTACTTGAGCTTGCTCAGACACAGTACCTTGTGCAGGTTGTAGCTGATCTACTGCATCTTGCATTGCTGGCTGTGTAGCTTCTACACCAGCAGTAGCTGTCGTAGGTTGAGTAGCAGCAGTAGCAGTTGTAGTAGTTGCTTCAGTTGGGGTTAGTTGCAAATCACCAAGTATCTGACCCGTACCCTCTGTGATTATTTGATTTTCTGAATAGGGAGTAGCTACAGCAGCAGATGTAATATCTTCAGACGCTCCTGTAGTAGTTCCTTGTAGCGTTTGTTCCGCTAGAGTTTTAGCTGTACTTGCTGTTGCCATTTTCCAATCCTATAAAATAATGATTGTAACATAGTTAATCATGTGATACAATCCATATGTCGATGCCGCAGGGTAAATGTATATATTACTTATCGTAATACTTTCCAGTAAGCATTTGGTATGCTAGCTCTTGTGCTCTAACACCTACTTGATTAGCCCACTTACTATCAAGCATCTCTTCACTAGCACGTTTATAGTTATTACTCTCAATAGCTGCCCACATCTTCTTGAATTTAGCTAAGCGTGTAATACCAAGGTTAAAGCACATATTGATAAGACAGTCGAAACGTACTGTATCTAACCTATCTACTACAGGGAAACGTGCTATTAATTGATTGATGCATTGTTGTATATCCTGCTTCAATAAATACTCTGCTTCTGCTTTACTAATGCCTACATCATCAAGATTACGTCCATAACCAATAGTAAGTTTACCTGCAGTACAGTGATAAGGTTTACTTCGGAATCCTTCATGCCTCTTTAGCTGTTCAATCAATTCCATTACTTCTTCCCCTTGCTTGCCATTACACCTTCAAATGCTCCTCCACCAAAGTAGAAGGCAAGGATGATGAGCATTGCATACCCTATCTGAAAGTCTTCCAACACTTGTTTAACCATAGCAGCATCAGTAGCTCTCTCAGCTAATGTAAAGCCCAACACGAGGCTAAAGCAAGATAGGTATACGAAGGTAAAGGCAAAGGCAATAACACGCTGAGCAAGCTTAAATGGAGCGTAAGCGTTAAGCATATCTGTCTTAGCTTTAGTCTTAGCCTGTATCTCTTCTTCTGTGCTTGTGTGCATGTCATCTATGAGCTGAATACCAGACTTAATCACATCACCACTACCAAATATCTTTGCTAGTACACTCCACATATTACATATCCTCTTTTCGTCTTCCGTACACTGTCCTACCTGTTTTAGTATCACGCCAACTTAGCCATACATTCAACGCAGTAGCAAATGACAATAAAGCAAAGCCGTTGAAATAATCGAAAGCAAGCCATAGGTAAGCAGTAGTATTTCCAACAACTTCGTTGAAGTTTTTGGTAATCCAATCAATCTGAAGTACCAGAAACAGACCCGCCTGTAAAGCAAGTGAAACAAGGAAGGCTGGAATAATGACTTTAATCTGTCCATAGAGTGCTGCCTTGTTTAGCTTCGTAGCTGCTGATATTACTGTTAGTAAAACAGTTACATAGAGAAGCAATGAAATTACGTGTCCTACGTACATAACCATAGCTACTGCCCCCCAAAGATAAACGCCATAGCTATAGTCACAGCACTACTACCAACTATACCTGCTAACCACAAGAAACCTTTCTGCACTAACTTAGTGTTAGAGTGTTCTAGTTTCATCTCCATGATTTCTTCATTCAGTCGTTCTATCTTAGGTAGAGAAGCTCTCTGAAGCTCTAGCATATCTCCCATACGAGTAGTAGAGAGAATGAGTTGGTTCATAGCCTTCTCCATCCTCTCTTGCTCGCTTTCTAGCTTGACGAGTCTCCTATCTAAATCTGTGTTGTCCATATTACTGTCCAAATAACTACAATAGATCCACCAGCTAAAGTAGCCAGTGCGTCTGCTAGTTCCTGATTACCATATCCCATACCGTCATAGATTTCTTTACCTACAGCGGCTACAAGACATCCAAACCATGCCCACTCAAACCCAAACGGCATGAGCATTCCTGCTAACATACCGCCTGAGAAGAAGTGTAGCTGCTTGTCCAGTGGTATCACTCAATCACCTTTACAGGGTTCGGTAGCAGCATAGTCGCAAAGACTGCGTTGCCGCTTTCAGAGTGTGGCTGATGCTTATAGCCCAACCGCCACCAGAAATACTTATTACTACTGCCGTAGCGGATAAGGATGGTTAGGGATGACATAGTAGGTCGATGCTTATGCCATGCCAGTCGAATACCTGTCTTACCTACGTTATCGTCTATCTCTTTTGTACCAATGTAATCAATGTATTCTCCCTTATATTCATAGGAGAATCCAAAGTGGTTGTTAAGATTAGAGCAGGCGTTACGGATAGCCAGCCAAACGTACATTGCCTTGAATGAGCGAGTGTTAGGATAGTATTCAGGCCAGAACCAGTTACCTCTAGCCCCGTACTTATCACTACCCCAACACCACTGCGCCCACTTAGGCAGAACTACGAATGTCCATTCGTCATAGACACTGCGCTTATCTGACTTGCTCCACTCAGGTGCAGGCTCTACGTCTCGTGAGAACGGTAGAGCTACCGCTACAGCGATCAAGCCTAGCAATGTCATGCCAAGCTTAACCACTGTATACACTGGGAACTTAACCAGCAAAGCCGCTAGCGCTATTAAAGGCTTCATAGTTATGCTTCAGATTCAGCTAGTTTGGCTGCATAGGCTGCTTTGACTTCATCAGTGAACAGTGTAGCTGCCATAGCTTGTACGGCTGGCTCTTCACCTGATACGTCTGAGTCTGGAGCAATCACATGGCGATGGAATTGCTTACCGCCAAAGACTTCGCCCGTCTCATCATCTTCTACCCAGATTGCATGGCGACACTGAATACTTGGCAGTGAGTCCATCCCAACAATCTCGACTTTATCTAGAGCTTCACGTTTAACTAAAGCCATTTTAAATTACCTCTTTGTATGATTGGCGATAAGCGATTTTTGATACGCTACCAAGTGAAAAACCAAGTTCGTTTGCCATAGCGTTTAGGCTGTAGCCGTCATCATATTTTTGACGAATAAGACGTACAATAGATTCAGGTACTATGCGCTTTTTCTTGCGAGACTCTTTCAGTGCGCTAATAGTGTTTTGGTGAACCTTGCGAACACCTATGTCATATGAGTGCTGTATATTCTGGCTTCTAGTTACAAACTCAAGATTTCCAATATTATTGTTGGCTTTGTTCCCATCAATATGATTTATCTCAAGCGAGTCATCTGCCTTATCTAGATACGCACCAGCCACAAGATGATGGATATAGACAGTCTTTTTCACCTGTTCGCTATCCCTAATATCAGTCACGCAATAACCGTCAGGTCGCTGACGTATGCTAAGAAACTTATTAGTCTTATGACTCCAGACGTAACCGCTAGCAGTGACAGAATACATACTTTCGTACCCTGCTACTGGCCGCATTTCGCACTTGTCTAGTGCTTCTACTTTAGTTAATGCCATTGTGTTTTCCTTTTAGTCTGCCCAGCCTATCCAGACTGGGTTGTTAGGGTTATGCTACCGTGTAAAATCCTGAAATATAGTTGTAGTTTGCGGTAAAACTATTAGCTGTAAGCCAAACTCTATCTGTGTTTGCGAAGAAAGCAGAGCCGTACTCGGAAACTGTTGAATTTACACATACTGCCGTGCCTAATCTATTAATTGCAAAAGGTAATCCAGCAATCCATCCAGATGCTTCCGAAGCTTTTGCCCCATTGGTGAAGGCTAATGTAACGTGTACAGTATTGCCTATTTTTGTGTATGTCCCAGATAGCGCAGTAGGAGAAGTAGACCAAGTTCCTCCAACTGTAGGAGTAAACGTACCAGTCTCATAATCATCCAGCTTATTAGCCGCAACTGTGCCACCTAAGTAGACACCGCCTGATAGGTAGAGGTCTTTGAAGCGTCCGCTTGTATCGCCTAGCGAGATAGCACCATCACTAATAGTGTCAGTACCTACATCCCACGGGTAAATCTTGTTGTTTACATCATGGAACTTTAAGCCGACATCAGAATTGCCTATCATCAGGTCGCTATTTGACGAACCAATACTCCCCACAGATGTACCATCTTTACGGAAGTCAGCAATAATACCGTCAGAGGTTAGGCGGTTTGCCTTTAATGGGGTATCTGATACCCTAGCGACCTCAACAGCACCATTAGCTAGTATAGCTGTACCAGCAACCGCATTTGATGAGCTAGTCTTACCCACAAGCAAGTTGCCTGAGGAGTCGATCCTAGCTCGCTCTGTGTCACCCGTAGCGAATCGAACCACTTGAGCACCATTCAACCAAGCACCGTCAAACACAGCTTGCAGGTTGGCTCTTTCGGCTGAGTTACGATCAAGTCTAATGCCAATATCTGTTGCTGAACTATTTGATATGTGAAGTGCATCGGCAGGCGAACTCGTACCAATCCCTACATTGCCTGATGAGTCTATGCGCATGCGTTCTGATTCAGATGAATTTCTAAATAGAATGTCTGTGCCTGCATCCAGCAAGGTTTGATTGGCGTTTGTACGCAATATAAACGAGCCTTCAGAGTTTTGTAGGCGTAACCCAACAGGACTTGAATTAGAAGTTTGTGAGATGTCCATTGCGTATGCAGGACTACTCGTACCAATCCCTACATTGCCTGATGAGTCTATGCGGAGGCGTTCAGCGTAACTGCCGCTGCCTGTTCTTGCCCCGATAACATATTCAGCAGAAGAACTAGACCCACCACCAACTGCACCTTGATATATGATACCTGTGCCAGATGCACCCGCTACCAAGTAACCTTGTATAGCACTAGCACCTACGGTTGTATCTGAGTTTGAAATACGGGTATCAAAACTTGGTACAGCAGTAGGGGAGTAGATAGTAGCATCAGATACCGTTACATCTAAAGGACTAGAAGGACTACTCGTACCAATCCCCAAAGACTCAGCCGAAGCATCCCAGAAGAAGGATTGACTTACGCCCAGCGAATCGTAGAAGGAGATGTCTCCTGTGGCGTGGTCTACTCTAATACGATCCGTTGCCGCTGTTACTGCATCATTGATGGTCTGAACAAGGAAGTCGCCTGTTGTATTGCGAAGACGGGTATTTAAATCCGTAGCGTCAGTCTCGCTTAAAATTACACTGGCCCCTGTGCCTTCTATTTTAGCTAAAGCATCGCCACCACTAACAGTCAGCCCATCCATCGTAGCTGTGCCAGTTACGTCAACGCCTGTGGAGGTGGTGGCTAGTTTGAGGTCGCCTGCATGATACAAATAAACAGGGCCAGACGAAGACGTTGTGAGCCTGTTCGTGCCAGTATCATTGTCTTGAATAAGAAGACCAGAAGTAGCCTTTATGTAAAGGTTCCCCGTGCCAGCATCACGGATTTGGCTATGCGACCCATCGTGATAAATCTGCAAATCAGACCCAGCACCGAATATGGCTTTGTCGTTGTCTCCGAAGGTGATGTCAGCGGTAGTAGACGCACCTGCTAAGGTAGTTGTGCCTGTAGCTGTTAAGTTAGCCGTAGTAACTGATGTGCTAGCAGACAGCGTAGTAAACGCACCTGTGCTTGGCGCAGTAGCACCAACAGTCGTACCGTCAATCGTACCGCCGTCAATATCTACGGTAGAAAAGTTACCAGCAGCAGGGGTAGTAGCACCAATAGCCGTGCCGTCAATCGTACCGCCGTTAATATCTACTGTAGTGGCTGTCAGGTTAGCGGTAGTTACTGCGCTGAGGTATGTGTTAGTAGCCTCAAGGATGTTAGTGCCATCGGAGTACAACCACATAGTCTCGCCAGATGGTACGGAGATACCTGTACCTGATACGGTCTGAACAGTAACTGCATATGAGGTGTTGTTCACTACGATGTAAATCTTAGTGCGACCATCAGGAGCATTTAGCGTACCTGCGGCTGTAAGACCTGCTGCATCCTGTAGATCAAGAATTGCACAACGGGCTTCTGCCGTAGAGCCTTGTGCGGTGGACAGTGTGTGTACGTTAGCGGCCCAGCCTGTGATCGTAGCGATACCTGTGATGGCTTCTTCAAC